GATCTACACTCTTTCCCTACACGACGCTCTTCCGATCTGCTGCTGGGCGATCAAGCGGGTCATGGACCCGCGCGAGGCGCTCAAGGTCGTGTCGTGGGACTACGGGAACGACAGGCCGTCCGTGACGGCGGCCTAGGAAGGAGGGGCCATGAGCTCGAGATACGGAGAGTGGCACGAGGGGGACCCGCGCCGCTGCGACGGGTGCAGGTTCGCGGAGCGCGACGAGCGCGTGATGGCGGCGTCGGGCGACGTCCACACCGTGTACCGCTGCGCGAGGCGCCCGGAGTTCGTGCACAGGACGCAGGCGGAGGCCCGCTGCAACTACTGGGAGGCGCGATGAGCGTAATCGACTGGAACGGGGAGGCACGGAACATCCTCAAGGCCGTGAGGGCCGTCGGGTACCTCGAGGGCATGAGCGCGACCCTGTGGCGGCTCGCGGGGCCGGAGATCGCCGACGAGGCGATAGTCGACTACGACAGGAGCGTGGCGGACATCGCCGCGCTCTTGGGACTGGAGAAGAGGGACTATGACTGACGGCTACCTGCTCAACCTGCGGACGTTCCGCGGGGCGAGGGACGACAAGGCGCAGGCCCTCAAGCCGCTCGAGGAGGCGGCCGAGGTCTTCGGTGCATGGCAGGAGTTGGACAGTATGCGCAACAGCCCGTTCTTTTCGGCTTGGAGGGACATGCGCGACGACCTCATCGACGAGTGCATGGACACCGTGCAGGCAGTCGCCAACATGCTGGCAGCCGTAGGCGCCACGCAAGGCGAGGTCGACGCCGCAATCAAGCGCATGGACGAGAGAAACGGGGACCGAGGCAGGCTCTAATAAAAGGGATGAGGGCGCGGAAGTAATCGCGATATACAGGCGGTATGGGTTCGACTGCCCATACCACGAACGCACCCGGTTCGATTCCGGGCAGTTGAAGCCGACTAGGCTGGAACGTGCAGTCGAGCGCGGGAAGGCTATTGGATGGCTGAAGCTCGGCAGTGTGGGCACTGACCCCGAGCCCTTTTCGAATTACACAATAATGGAGGAAGAAATGAAAGCGAAGAAGAAGGCGATGATCTCGCAGCCCATGGCCGGCAGGACCGATGCCGAGATCGTCGAGGCAAGGGAGAAGGCCGTCGCGGAGCTCGAGGGCATAGGCTACGAGGTGGTGAACACGCTGTTCACCGACGAGTGGTACAGCGACGAGGCCATGGGGGAGCGCGGCGTCGTGCAGATACCGTTGTGCTACCTCGCGAAATCGCTCGAGAACATGAGCCTGTGCCACGTCGCCTATTTCTGCCCGGGCTGGGAGGACGCCCGCGGCTGCAAGATCGAGCACGACGCGGCGGTCGCCTACGGCCTCGAGGTGATGCACGGATGAGCGTCGAATTGCCAAAGGACGCTAACGGTGAAGTAATCCCATTCGACACCGTGGCGCTGTTCGGCGGCTGCGGCAATGCCTACAGCATCAGGTGCTGGGTCTACACCACCGACTTCGACCTGGGCGACAGCACGGCAGGACAGTGGCGCGCGCTCACCGACAAGGGGACAAGGCTCGACCCCGAGCTCATGTACCTCACCCCGCCCGACAGCTGGGAGAAGTTGGAGGAGGACCTGCTCAGAGCGTCAGGACACGATGCTATCTCCCCGAACTGCCGATACTTCACTGCTGGAAAATGCGTCGACTGCCGGATGCGAAACGGCAATACCTGCAGCATACGTAAAAACGAGCGGGCATTCGCGGACATCCTTGAGCGTATCCGAAATTTGCGAGGCGAGGACGATGCCTAACGACTGCCCATATTGTGAAGACCAGTTCAACTTCTGCGACTTTGGAAACGTGAACATATGCATTGACCGGATTGAGGATGGTGAGCCCGTCATAGAAGTAGAGCCGCCATACGTATGGATCATCCTGATCGATTACTGTCCGTTCTGCGGACGAAAGCTGACGAAGGAGGACTGATGGACGAAATCAAGCTAAAACCCTGTCCATTCTGCGGCAGCAAAATGGTTCTCTCAAATCTCTACAGCTGGGAAGCTAATGCCGACAACTACGCGAACTTCGTCTACTGCCAAAAGTGTAAAGCGTCCGGCCCGGTTATCACCGGGAACGAAGTTGAGCCGGATGAATGCAGATGGGACAAGGCGCGCGAAGCATGGAACAAGAGGGTGCAATGATTACCGATGACGAGCGCCGCAATGTAGCGGAGAATATACGAAACGCAGCCAACAGGAGAAAAGACGAACTGCAAGACGATCCCGATTACTCTCCGTTCGCCGCGCTCTATGCCATCTTCTGCGGAGTTCGCGGGTTTCCGCGCTACAAAGACCTGTTGCATCTTGCCGACTTAATCGACCGTCCAAGAGGCAGGGCTTTCATACCGGATGCAATGGAGGGCGGCGTGTTTTGCCCGAGATGCAGCGCCAAAATCGACGAGTACGGCGTGCCGAACTACTGCCATAACTGCGGGATGGCGATTTCACTATGACTACCGAAAAAGAACTGGACGAGATCGTGTCGAGACTGAGGCGCACATCCAGCGACTCGCTCGGCGGTGCGAGCCTGCAAAAGGCACTTGCCAGGATCACCAAGGCGCCGGCAACGGACTGGCGCACCGTGATGCGCCGAATCGCAGACCTTATCGACCGCGGCGAGTGCGAGAACGTCTACGACGAGAGCGAATGTGGCGCCTGCGACAACGGTTTTAAATGCTCGGTCTGCGGCTGCAAGGTCGAGGACGAGGAACACTACCACGTGAGCGGCGTCTGGAACTTCTGTTCGGGATGCGGGAGGAGGGTGCGGCATGGGTGACCGGATGAGGCCGGCGCCGTCACCGTTCACCAGGATGTTCAGGTCAAGCAGCGAGGTCGAGAGGATCGCGGCCGGCATCATGGCCGGCCTGCGTGAGTATTGCGCGGAAGTCAACCGCGCCTTCGAAAACGCCGCACGGGATATGAGGCGCCTGGCGAGGCTTATGGCCAAGCAGAACGACCCGAGGTGGCGGCGGGCCCGCGCCCGTGCGCTGAGGCGCTCCCGCCGAAACGTCGAGACGCTCAAGCGCGAGGGGAGGTGCAGGTGATGGCGAGGACCGGCCTGCGCATCGAGGCCTGCCGCCACATCTTCAAACGGCTGGGCGTGCCGTACGGAAACTGACAGACAAGGGGAGGGTGCCGTGCCGGTTCCCTCCCCGCGGCCCGTTTGGGGGACCCTTTGAGGGGAACGTCGAGACTTGCGGATGGGCCTTTTGGCCCATCTACGGAATCTACACATATGCCGCTAGGGGCCGAGCTCGCGCGCCGGCGGCGCAAGGGCTACCGGCTCTGGACGCCGGACATGGTGCGCGCGATGCAAGCGCACCCGGAGAGGAGCGCGGCGGAGATCGCGGCGCAGCTCGGGGTGACGCCGTCGAGCGTGCGCCACGCCCGGCAGCGCTACGGCCGCTTCGGAACCGGCACTGGGATGCTGTGCGTGGTGTGCGACGCGCGGCCCGTGTTCGACACGTCGGCGCAGGCGAAGAAGTGGAGGCTGTGCAAGGGGTGCTATCTGGCGGAGCGGAAGAGGCGCTTCGAGGAAGAGGCGGAGAGCAACCGCATACGACAGGCCGCGCACAGGAAGAAGGCCGAGTAGCCGAAAGGCCCCGGGGATCGGGGCCCTTTCTTTGCCCGTTACCCCCTTTTTACGCTCGTGGGCAAACGCACGCGCTTGTCCACGTGCGTAAAAAGGTGGGAACGTTCGCGTTTCCATATGGCTATCTACCAGCGGAAACGTGATTTTGTGGCGGGAAAAGGGCGTGAAAAACTGACCAAGGAGGGCATCGAGGATGCCGTCCGCCTGTGCCGTGCCGGAATGACCGACAGGGACATCGCCGCATATCTCGGGGTCGCACGTGAGACCTATAGCCGTTGGATCAACCACCCCAGAACCGACAATCAGCGTCAACTGTGTCACGCTCTAAAAAAGGCCGAGGTGGAGCGCAAGGCGACGCTCGTGGGCCGCATCATGGATGCGAGCGACGACAGCTGGCAGGCGGCAGCGTGGCTTTTGGAGCGCAAGTACCCGCAGGAGTACGCCAAGGCGCAGCGCATCATGGACACCACCGACACGGCGGTGCTCAAGGCCGCCAAGGAGCTGGTGCTGTCCGTGCCGTCCTCAATCGGCGGGGACGAGTAGCCGATGCCGCTCACGAGGATGCAGCGCGAGTACCTCGCCAACTGCACGCACCGCTACAACGTGAAGTGCGGGGCGACGGGCTCGGGCAAGAGCTACGTCGACATAGCCGTGACCATACCGCAGAGGCTTCTAGCCATGAGGGGCGAGGGGCTGGCGGTGATGATCGGGAACACCCGATCGACGCTCGAGCGCAACATCCTCGAGCCGATGCGCTCCCTTTACAGCGAGAACGTCGTCAGCCAGATCGGGCGGGACAACACGGCCCAGATATTCGGGCGCAAGGTCTACTGCCTGGGCGCGGACAAGAAGACAAGCGTATCCAAGATTCAGGGCGCCACGTTCGAGTGGGTCTACGGCGACGAGGTCGCCACGTGGAGCGAAGACGTGTTCCAGATGCTCAAGAGCCGCCTGCGCTGCGAGCACAGCCGCTTCGACGGCACCTGCAACCCCGACAGCCCGAACCACTGGTTCAAGCGGTTCCTCGACGGCGACAGCGACATCTACAGGCAGGACTACACGATCTGGGACGGCGCGCTGGCGCCGGATGTCATCGAAGCCCTCATCAAGGACTACGGCAGCGGCGTGTACTACGACCGCTACATCTTGGGCAAGTGGACGCTGGCCGAGGGCCTGGTCTACCCCGAGTGGGAGGGCGCCCTAGAGAGCCGATATACGGGCGGCGCCGTCAAGTACGCGGTGTCTTGCGACTACGGAACGCAGAACGCCTTCGCGGCGCTCCTGTGGGCGTTTGACGGCAAGGTGTGGCACGCGGTGGACGAGTACCGCTACTCGGGCCGCGACACGGGGCACCAGAAGACGGACGCCGACTACGTGGCCGACATGGCCGACTTCGTGCGCGGGCTGGGCAAGCCGCCCACGTTCATCATCGACCCGAGCGCCACGAGCTTCATCGCCGCGATGCGGCAGGCCGGGTTCAAGACCAAGAAGGGGCGCAACGACGTCGCGGACGGCATACGGGAGACGGGGGTGTGCCTGGGCAACGGCACGGTGCGCATCTCCGACGCCTGCGCGGGGCTGATAGGCGAGCTCGGCGGCTACTGCTGGGACGCCAAGGCCGACGGCGACAGGCCCGTCAAGGTCGAGGACCACAGCTGCGACGCGCTCCGTTACGGCGTGGCGACACTGCGCATGTACAAACCGCAGAAACAGCAGGTAAACCCGCTGTTCGACAGAGGAGGGAGAGGCAGATGGCAGACGGGCCGATAGTGACCGCGGCCGACATGGCGGCCTCCGGCTCGGCGGCGGGGTTCGCCGCGGACGCCGTGCGGCGCCACATGGCCGGCGAGATGTACCGCAACGCCGTGGCGGCCAACGACTACTACCGCCAGCAGAACGTGACCATCAGCAGGTTCACCAAGATCGTGTACTCGAGCGCAGGCACGCCGGTCGACGACTACACGGCGTCGGACATGCGAATCAAGTCCAACCTGTTCAAGCGCCTGAACGGGCAGCGCTGCTCTTACTCGCTGGGCAAGGGAGTGAGCTTCGTGGACGTCTCGAAGGGCGGCGAGGACACCACCAAGAAGGCGCTGGGCGACCGCTTCGACGACGACGTGATGAAGATAGGCCTTTACGCGCTCATCCACGGCATCAGCTTCCCCTTCTGGAACATGGACCACATCGACGTGTTCACCGCCGACGAGTTCTGCCCGGTGTGGGACGAGGTCAGCGGCGCGATGGTGGCCGGCGTGCGCTTCTGGCGCCTCGACCCGGACCACCCGTGGAACGCCACGCTGTACGAGGAGGACGGCTACACGCAGATGGCCGCCTCGGCCGCCGGAACGCTCGACTTCGCCATGACGGAGGCCAAGCGCGCCTACAAGGTGACCTACGAGGAGGTGCCGGCCGACGGCCTCGCGCTGGCCGTTGACGAGGAGAACTACTCGCGCCTGCCCATCGTGCCCGTGTGGGGCAGCGACGCGCACCAGTCCACGCTCGTGGGCATGCGCGGGGGCATCGACGCCTACGACATGATCAAGAGCGGCCTGTGCAACGACGTAAACGACTGCGCGCAGGTCTACTGGATCGTCAACGGCGCCGGGGGCATGGACGACCGCGAGCTCGACCTGTGGCGCGCCAAGCTCAAGCTCACGCACGTGGCACAGGTCGACGCCGAGCAGGGGCAGGCCGCGACGCCGTACGTGCAGGAGGTGCCCGTGGCGAGCCGCCGCGAGACGCTGGCCCAGATAAAGGCCGACATCTACGAAGACTTCGGCGCGCTCGACGTGCACACCATCGCCGCCGGCGCGACCAACGACCACATCGACGCCGCATACCAGCCGCTTGACGAGGAGGCTGCGGAGTTCGAGCGCCATATGCGCGAGGGCATCATGGACCTGCTCGCGCTCCAGGGCATCGAGGACACGCCGATCTTCACCCGCACACGCATCAGCAACACCAAGGAGCAGATCGAGAACGTGTGCCTGGAGGCCGAGTGGCTCGACGAGGAGACCATCCTGCGCAAGTTGCCGAACATCACGCCCGACGAGGCCGCCGAGATTTTGGAGCGCAAGCAGCGGGAGCAGGAGGAGCGCATGGCAGCGCTGCCGCCCGCCCTGGCGGCGAACGCGAAGGGTGCCCAGGAGGGCGACGCGGACGACGAGGGCGACGAGGGCGACGACGAGTAGGAAAAGGGCCCCGGCTTCGGTCGGGCCCTTTTCCGTTATGCGCGGGCGACCATGCGTGCCGACGATTGGAGGCGGCACATGGCGAAGGACAGCGCTCACGAGTTCTCAGACGCCGAGATTCGGGCGTTCGAGCGCGAGGTGGAGGGAGTGTACGGCGAGGCGAGCAAGACGGCCTACGCCAACCTCAAGCGCTATCTGGCGCAGTTCGAGGCCGACGACGAGAAGATGCGCGAGCGTCTCGAGGTCGGCGAGATCACCAAGGCTCAATACAGGTCTTGGCGAAGCGGGAAGATCGCGGCCGGCAGGCGCTACCGGATCGTCCTCAAGCAGTGCGCCGAGGCCATGACGCATGCGAACGTCGTCGCTGCCGCCGCCATCGAGGGCAGGCTGCCCGAGGTCTACGCCGAGAACTACAACTACGGCACGTGGCAGGTCGAGAGCGCCGTGGGCGTTGACACGGCCTACGCGCTCCAGGACGCCTCGACCGTGCAGAGGCTGCTCACCGACCACGACAGCTACCTGCCGAAGCCGTCCGTCAACGTCGCCAAGGACATGGCATGGAACCGACGGCTCATCGCCAACCAGATCACGCAGGGCGTTTTGCTCGGCGAGTCGATACCAAAGATAGCCAAGCGCATGCAGGACGTGACGGGGGCGAACCGCGCGGCGGCGGTGCGCTTGGCGCGCACCTCGACGACGGCGGCGGAGAACGCCGGGCGCGTCGACAGCTACAAGAGGGCCAAGGGGCTCGGTATCAAGGTGCAGCAGGAGTGGCTGGCGACGATGGACGGGCGCACGCGCTCGAGCCATAGGAAGCTCGACGGCGAGAAGGTCGAGGTTGGGGAGAAGTTCAGCAACGGCTGCCGCTACCCGGGCGACCCCGAGGCGCCGTATGCCGAGACGGCGAACTGCCGCTGCACGC